ACGTAGGGCGCGATGTGGTCGCCTGTGGGCAGGGTCAGTCCGTTGGGATGCCCCAGCACGACGAAACTGTCGAGGGCGCGTTGCTTCTCGGCGGGGTCCATCGTGGGGAAAGCCCGCACCTGCGCGTCCAGATACGCCTCGTTCCAACTGCGGTTGATGCCCATTTCTTGCAGGTGCTCACACTCGCAGTCCCAGTCGAGGAAACACTGAAAGCCGGCCCTCCGGGCCTGCTCGTAAAACCAGAAGTCTTCCGACACCGTGAAGTCGTGCGGCGGGTCGGGGCCGCGCTGATAGCGGAACCACTCGTCGCCGATCCGTGCCCGAATGGCGAGGGCGACATCACGCCGAATCAGCAAGCACCCAGCCCCACCGCGCTCGATCTCCACGAGCCCCTGGCCCCAGTGGATCGGGGCGTAGGCATGCGGGCCGGTCTGCGTGCGGTGCTTCACGTACGCCACGGTGTGGTACGGGGCCTTCCGCATGTGGTAGCGCCCCGTCACGACCGGCTTCTCGTGTCGTACCAACTGGCGGATGATGTCCTCGGGAAACGTCATGTCCGCATCGAGGAACAGTAGGTAGTCTTCGTCGCCCTTGTCGAGAAAGGCGCGGACGATCTCGTTGCGAGCGATGTCGGGCGGAAACGCCGTGCTCTTGATGCGCCGGATGCCGGTGATCTTCTGATCCTCCGGCACGCCCGCGTTGACCGCCCCGCTGCGGACGTGGTTCATCACCATCTCGTAGCTGTCCCAGAACGAGACGGGCGCGGGGAAGCCGTGCGAGAGCAGGACGCCGACGACGATCTTCACGCCGTAGCCTCGGCCTTGCGTGGCCGTCCGGCCGGTTTCTTCGTCGCAACCACGGGGCCACCCGCGGCTGGCGCGGGATCGGACTCGGGCAGGTGCAACTCGCGGGTGAGCCACACCGGCAGCGGGCCCTTGATCTCCACGACCGTCTCGGGGCCGTGCTTCTCGACGAGCCGGCGCCATTCGGCCCGCTCAGCCGATTCGCGCTCCTCGCGGCCCTGCATGTACAGGTCGAGGCTGAACGGCGAGCGATTTCGCCGATCCTGCATGAACACCATCGGGTCGAGCCCTTGGGATCGCAGCCACCCGGACGCCTTCTGGAGCGAGTCCTCGTCCGCCAGCGTCAGATACCGGAAGCCTTTCCTGACCCAGTCGTTGTGTCGCCGCAGGGGCAACGGCCCCGTGGTGTCCCACTGCTCGTTGCCGTCCGCATCCAGCACCGGGTTCCCCCAGTTGTCTTGCTGACGGCGTTCATAGATGGCTCGCAGGTCGGAACTCGAGCCGGGCCATTCGTCGTTGAAGGGTACGCATTTGAGCATGTCCACACGCCTCCGCGTGCTAATCGGTGCTGCGCTTAGAACAGGGCTTTGACGGCGTCCGCCTGGTCAGCAAATCCCCGCCCGCGCAGCGCCACGAGGAACTGGTTGTCGATGTTGTAGACCGCATTCGCATACGCCGCCTTGGCGACATCCAGCCGCTTCAAGGCTTCGATGATCTGCGGGTCAAGGTCTTCGTCCTTGAACGGGGGCAACTTCATGTCTTCGCTCCTGTCGTCGGAACGGGGCCGAGCGTCGTCGCCCGGCCCCACCCGACTGACGGCACCGTTAGGCCACCGTCGAGTTGCTGTAGAGGTAGACGCCCGCGCCGCCGCGACCCGACGTGGTCGCGCCACCGCGATACTCGGCCTCGCCCCAGACGCCGGTCGCCACGAGCTCGAAGGCCCGCAGGCTGGCATCCCGCTCGACTTCCATGCGCGGGATCTGGCCCTTGACGGCCAGTGCAACCGCCGAGGGGTGGAACGCGGCACCCGCCCAGACGGTGCTGGACGACACGGTCGCCGTCGCCACGTTGGCGGTGACGAACACGTTGGCGCCGTAGAGGTTCTGCGACACCATGCCGGTCGTGACGATGGACTGCCCCTGCGGCCCGTACGTGTTCGACTCGTCGAACGCCGGGATCAGGGTGCGCCACTGGAACGGATGCAACACGACCGCACGCGGGCTGCGCGGGATCGAGTCGATGTCCAACTGGCCGATGGCCTGGATGAGCAGGGTGGACGTGATCGCCGCCGTGTTGCTGCCCGTGCTCGAGTTGAAGCCCGAGAACAGCGCCGTGATGTCCTGCTCGAGCCGACGCTGTGTGGCTTCCGCTGCCATCTGGCCGGGGATGCTGCCTTCGCCGCCCATCAGGTCGTCCACGGTCGCGTTCGCGCCGAGGTCGGTGATCGTGAACTTGATCGCGTGCTCGGACACGGTGACGTCGACCGACGCGCCCGTGTCGATCTGGCTGTTGGTCGTGAAGTCGGTGTTCTCGGCAATCGCCGTCGAGCTCACCTTGTCGTAGATCGGGAACCGAGCCGTCAGCGTCTTCTGGCCCGTGAGGTCTTTGACCGTCACGAACGCATCGACGCCGGGCGCCTCGGCAAAGTACAGCGCCGAGGCCGCGTACGCTTCGCGTTCGATGACCTCAGTGACTGTGGTGGACGTGGTTTCCTGTGCCATGTGTCAAGTACTCCAATGGGCGGGCCGGACCTACCTGGGCCTCCTGCCGAAGGTCATTTGTCCAGAGTCGGCCTGCCGCTGTTTCAGGGCCGCGATGGCCTTGGGATCGCCAGCCTGCACCCGTCGGGTCAGTTCCACGAGATCGGGCGGTTTGCCAGCATGAGACTCGCCCCCGGCGCTTCCGCTGCCAGATTTGCCGCTTCCGCGCCAGATCCGGTCCCGGTTGGGCAGGGCTGCGATCAGTTCTTCCATCGCAGCAGTGAACGGGGCAGGGCGTCCGTCGTCGCCGAGAATTACGTCGCCGTTGGGCTTCCGCACCACGACGCGATAGTCGTCGCTATCGTCATCGTCGTTGGCGTGCTCGATTGCGACGTAATCTCCGAACTGCTTGATCGCCATGTCCACGTCAAAGATCGTGCGGGCGCTATCCCCTCCAAAGAGTTCAGTCGCCCGGCCAAATTCCGCACGCTTCACGGTGTTCAGGTGCCTCTGGTAGAGGCGGTTGAACCGCTCCTCGTGCTTCTTGTTTTCCTTGTCTTGCTTCTCGACCATCGACTGCCGGATCGCTTCCCACTGCCCCTCGGCCTTGAGTTTGTTCTCGCGCTCGGCAGCCTCTTTGGCTTCGCGTTCCTCTTTCAACTGTCGAAGCTCGGTCTTGTATCGGTCGCGGTCAGTGAACGCCTTGCGGGCCTCGGTCTGCCAATACGCATCCGGGTCCGGCTTGCTGGTCCGCTCCTCTTTCGGCTCCGGTGGAGCCGCAGGCGGCGGGGTGGTCTGCTGTTCGGCCTGCGCTGATCCCGCGCCGGCCTCGGCGTCGTAGTAGAACTGAAGCATCCGCTTCATGGGTGTGATCCTTTCGCGCCCTCCGGCGCTGTATGACGGGTGACCGGCAGGGGCGTGCCTGCGGGGTGGGGGAAGGAGGGGGAGCCCATCGCATGTGGTCGCTCACCCTGCCGGTCAGCCCGATGCGGGCCGGGCACCATACGTGCCTCGGTCCCCATGTCCTACGCCGCCCTCCGTCGCCGAAGCGCAGCGATCTGTGCTTGCGTCATCCGCTTCTCGACCAGGCCCATCGAGCACCGACAGGCCGGATGCGCGGGCGGCGTCATCACGGTCGCGCCTGATGGCGTGACGAACGGCTCGCGCAGCCCACGCCGCTGCTTGTGCATCGGCTTGCAAATGGGACACGCCCAGTCGTCCTGCGTCGTGATCCACATCCGCTCGACTTCCCACTCGGCGAACGTGCCGTCCGCGAGGTCTTGCTCCCAACCCGCCTGCAAGCCCCGGTGGGCCGCCTGCTGCACTTCCGTGCGAGCGATGGTTGAGGCCCGGTACTTGCGGAGCTTGTCGGCGTAGCGTCGGGCCGCGTCGAGGGCTTCCGCCTCGTTCGTGGCCGCGAACACGACCGTGCGCGTGGTTTCGGTCACCGTGCCAGCGGCCTGCCTCGCCGCAATCGCACGCCTGCGTGCGGCCCCGGATGATTGCGAGATGATCCGCCCCGTCTGGCCGCGCTCGATCTGGTCGAGCATCCGGCCGTACCGAGTGGCGACAGCCTGCTTCTGCTTCGTCGTCAGGCCCATCGTCAGGCGCGTCAGTTCGGCCTGCTGGCGCGGCGTTAAGTCGCCACGGACGAGCAGTCGCACAATCGGATCGCGCATGTCGCGCACGTCCACGCCTCGGCGGACACTGCGCGTGATGAACGACTGAAGGCCGGTGCGGGCGTCCTGGCTGATCTCGGTGACAAGCCTCGCGGCCTGCTGTTCGGCGGCGGCGATGGCCCTCGCGTTGATGGCCGTAAACGCCGCACGGTCAACTTGCGACATCTGCGCCGCCTTGACCGTGACCTCGGTCAGGGTGCGCTGCGCCTTGCGAAACGCCACTGGCACGCGCCGGATCAGCCGCTCGACCTCCAACGGTCGGCCACTCCGTAACGCCCGCTCGACTTCCGCCACCGAGAGCGCCTTCACGAGATCGTCGAGGACCGCGAGCACCTGTCGGCGCAGTGTGGCCTCGTAGCGATCCGCGAGTTTGCGGAGCCTGCGCCAGTCCTGCGCCACTAGGCGACCGGCTCCTCACCGTCCTGCGGCGGCACTTCAGGCGGCACGGCCACCTTCTCGGGCAGCATCACGTCTTCCTGCGCGTCAATCTCGGCGTCGATCTTCTGCAAGTCGTCCAGCGGCATCTCGGGCTCCAGCCGCCGCACGGCCCGCTTCTTGATCCGCTTCGTCATCGTCTCGCCCAGATCGAGCCGGATGGCCTCGCCCCACGCTTCGAGGTCGGTCATCAGGTCGTCGAGGAAGAACTCGGTCGGGTACACAGCCTCGACTTCGGCCTTCTCGTACGCGGCCTTCGCGGCGTCAGGCGAGGGGGACGCCCACGCAAACCAGGCACGGGCGATCTGTTTCTCGACCGTCTCGAGGTTCCGCGCCACGCCCTGCAACATCTCGTTCAACTCGGACCACTGGAGCCTGATGGCCTCGGCGGTTTCCGCGCCAAGGGAATCGCGGCGGAAGCGTACGTGGGCGCTGCGGTAGAGTTCTTGCACCAGGTTGGACATCGAGGCGCGGATGCCCTCGGTGACGGTCTGATCGGGCGTCTTATAGTCGATCTTGCCGGGGACGACGATGGCCGTGGCCGTGCCGATGCTCGAGCCGAGCGCCGTCTTGGCCCCCTCCACGTCGCCGGTCGCCGGGTCCACCTCGACGGTGAGCAGCGAGAACGACTGCCGGCGCAACACTTCGTCTTCCTCGCTGGCGCGGTTGAACAGCGCCTTGACCACGTTGGCGTTGCCGACGAGGCTCCGGCCGAGGAAGTTGCTGGTGATGGACGGTAGGGGTCGGACGGTGACCAGCGGGACCATGTCGAGGTTCGGCGTGTCGGCGTTGAGCAGTTCGCCCTTGCGGTCGTACCGCGCCCAGCCTTCCGTATCCCACAGGAGAAACTGAAACGCCTCGGCGCCGTCCGGCATGGCCTCGACGATGCCCGGCGTCTTGACCGACTCGCGGAGCTTCACGCCCTTGAGCCCTTCGGGTGACATGCGCCAGTCGAGAATCGAGGTCGCCGCGTAGAGCACCGCAATCGTCCGCGCCCGCTCATCGGCCTTCGACGGGCCTGCGGGTGCGTCCGGCGTGCGGTCGATGAGAATCCCGGCGTGGCTGTTGGCAAGCGCCATCGCCACGGCACGCTTGAGCAGCGTGTCGAGGCTGGTGCCGGCGCCGTCCACGTCACGGGTCCAGTCCCCGTACTCCTGGCTCGTGGTCGTGCGCTTCACGCCCTGCGTGAACACGTAGCGCACGTACAGATCGACCAGCGCGGACACGTAGTTGTGGTACCGCGCCATCTGCTTGCGCTTGGTGTAGTTGTTGTCCGTCTCGGCCCCGTACGGCCAGAGGTACGTGCCGTCGAGGAACCCGCCCGCGCCTTCGTAGGCGTCGAGGAGCACTTGCCAGGCGTCCGATCGGGCGGCGTATTCGGGGTGGACCGTTTCGAGCGCGTCGATGCGCTTCGTGTCTGACGCGCCCTCGAGGACGGCGACGAAGGCGGGAGCGGTCATGGGCTTATCGGCCACGGCGCGTCCTTGCAGAGAAGGCGCGTTCGGCAAAGCCCCACTGTCCGCGTGGGGCGACCGGGTTGCGCTTGGTCGGGTGTCCGAGATTTTCGCGGCGATCCATCAGGGCCACCGCGCCGAGGTGTGCGGCAATCTCGTCAGGAATGTGTCTGTCTCCCGCAATCTTCATGCGCGAGGCGGCCTGCTGTTGGGAGTCAGCCCAGTCGTCGCGTGTTTGGCCTGCGGTGGGTATCCACCAGGACATCGAAGCATCCAGCGAGCGGGAGAACCTTTCTCCCCGCCCGTAGGATGCCCCATCGTTACCCGGAATACAATTACGTGTTACCTAGAACAAGATAACACAGAAGAAACGTCACAAAACAGAATGCCCACGGTGGCCGTGCTGTGCCCGACCATGCCGCGCCAGTCATCGCCCGACCTGTCCGTGCCATGCCTGCCGTGCCGTGCCTCGCCGTGCCGGGCCACGCTCTGCATCGCCGATCCATGCCTGCCGTGCCGGGCCACGCGATGCCCTGCCTATCCTCGCCCGCCTTGCCACGCCGTGCCTTGCGCTGCCTTGCCACGCCAGCCACGCTGTGCCCAGCAATCCAAGACTTGTCTGACCACGCCCCGCCTGCCTCTCCGGGCTAGTCCCTGCCGCGCCATGCCAAACATCGCAACGCCATGCCTGTCGCGCCTCGCCTTGACCTGCCCCGCCCCGGACCGCCTTGCTGTGCCATGCCTGCCGCCGCGTACGTCCCTACATGACCTCCACGTCGAACCGCCCCCACCCGAGCGCCGACGACTTCTCTGGACGCCCCTCGCAGATACCGACGCCCCACCCGGCCTGTTCAGCCAACGCAATGAGCTGATCTCTCGAAATCAACCGCGTGTTGAACTCGATGCTGACGTGCAGCGCCCAGTCTGGATACTCTGGCCGGTATGTCAAGCCTCGCGTGTTGATGCCGATGGTCACGGCATCTTCGCGCATCGTGCCGACCGCCTGCTCGCCGGCCTTCGTCAAGATCGGCACCAGCATCGACGCCGGGTCGGCGGTCGGAGCTACGAACAGCGCCTGACGAACCGCCACCTTTGTCAGATTGTCCATCGCCGTGGCAGCACTGATCAGCGCCTTCTTGATCGCTGTCACTGGAGCACACTCGCGCCCCTGATCGTCGCGGTACTTCGCCGCCTCAAACTCGGCAACGGGATCGCGCTGCTGTTTGGCCTGTTTGGCCTTCTTCTGCTGCTTGTCTCGGATTTCCTGCTTGGCTTTCTCTGCGAATACGTGCGTCACCAGTGGCGCACCAGGACGGCCCACGAGCCGAAGACTGACGGTCTGTCGATCTGCCATTGCTGCCATGGGTTCCCCCTCCCCAAAATAGCCTCGCCCGTGGCGAAGGCTCAGACATGGGCAATAGTACCGGCTCTGGCGCTATACCGTCAATAGGAATATCAGTTCGGCGATATTTCTCGCCCCCACGCGATAGCCTCTTGCCTTTTGATGCGTACCGTGCTACCGACGCGGACGGCTGGCAGAGATCCTTTGCGAATGGCCGCGTAGACGGTGTGAACCGAGACGCACCAATGGGCCGCGACCTGGCT